GTATCAGTAAATCCATTGTTAAAGATATCAGCACCTTTGACTTGTTTAGTATTTGCCATAGAACGCGCAAGACCTCTCGCACGTAGTTTAGCAAATGTATCATATAGGTTATCTTCCATCGCCTCTTCAGTAACAGCAAACGCAAGAGCTACAGTCTCAGCAACATAACGTGCTGTGTAACTTTCTTGTGCGCTGTCATAGCTAATGGAAGCACCTTCACTTTTCACTGGTGCATTACCAAAACCAGTAAATAGTACTTCTTCTTCAAAAGCCCTATCAGAATTTTCTGTATCGAACAATGCCTGATGTTCATTATCAACATTACCATACTCAATACCAAAAACTGCGTTTAGGCCAGGAAGAAGTTCTTTGGCAATACTTGCTCTATTAATAGCCATAATTTATTCCTCCCTTTATCTAGCCGAAACGCCAATAGAACCAAATCTATCAAAGTGTTGCATGAGTTTGACTTCTATAACTTCAAAAGCCCTTTCAGCAGATACTTCAATATCATTTCCTGGTTCGTCAACCCAACCAACTACACGAGTCATTCTTTGGGCAGCATTACGAGTAGCTGCTGCAATACCAAAGCCTGAGTTACCTGTAACAGTTGAACCTGAACCTAGCGTTACGTCAAAGTTTACTGAGCGAATATCGCCCACACTTACAGAAGCGTCTGCCTGAATCTCATATACAGTCTGGGGGTCATCGCTGACAATCCCATATGCATTAGATGCAGATGTACCAGAAGGCCAATAGCGCGACCAACGTGGTTCGCCATCAGTTTCATAGTAACATCCTTGGAAAACGCCCCACACATATTCAGTGGTCGTAGCAATCACATTTAAATTTCCTGCACTTACCCTGACAAGATCACCAGAAAAAATATTACTAGCGTAACCACTACTAATATTATACTGGCTGTCAGAGCCTGTAGAATTGGGCCTTGAACCATACCTACGTGAAGGAGTGAAGCCAGACAAAGCTTTACTTGTGGTCATTTTGCTTCTCCTTTATGTTAAACCAAGCAAGCCTAGTTTTGAAAAGAAGGTTGCCTTCCTTTTATAATCTGAGACTTACTATTGTTGGAAATAGGCATTTTAGAATCAGAAGAACGATCTAACTGTGTATCAATAGCAGTCATTAGATCTTCACTCTTTTTCTGAAAATGTTTTGTTCTAGCCGCATGTCTCCCCTTTTCAATTTTTGCTAGGGCGAGGTCGCCACGAGACACTACTCCTGCATAACGGCCCTCTTCCAACACGATAGAAGATGTAGACATTTCTGGAACTTCACTAGGTGTTACAAAAACCCAACCCTCATTTAACTTTTTACCTACGTTTATATAGTCATCAACACCTTTAGTATTGATGCGAATCCAACGAAGATCCATATCTTGAGCATTAAATTTTTCTAATACAGTGTTAGGAACATCAAGAGCATCAGGCTCTTCATATGTCCATTCTGTTTCTCTAGTATTATTTTCTCTCATGTCTGTATTACGTGCTTTTTCCAATGGCATAATTATTGTCCTCCACGTTTAGTTAATGTGTCTGTATAGTCACCATCAGCTTGAGTAACTTTAAGCTTTTCGGCTGCATACATCTCAAGTGGTATATCCCATTTCTGGGCCAATCTCATATCATCTTGTGTGAGCTTGACTTTTTTACCTGAACTCGCAGGAGAACGTGATGCTCCTGAAACAACTTGAGCAGCCTGTGTCGTAGGCTGTTGTCGAATTTCTTGTTCTACTACTACTTCTTGACCAAACTTATGGGGAAACTCCTTACGAAGTCTTTTGTCAACTTGCCCATAATATTCGTCATCACTGGGATTCAATCCCATATTCTTTAATTCACCATCAATAGCGAGTGCAGCAGCAGTCATTACTGTATCTTTACCAAACCACTCATTATCAGATGCCCATGCAATAGCTCTTGGATCTGCTGCTTGCTGTTGAGGAGGTTTGTTAGCTAGTTGTGTTTCTTCTTCCTCTACAGCTTTCTTGTACTTATCCAAAGCAACTTTAGTAGATTCTAGTTTCTGTATATCAAGTTGACTTTGATTTAAAGCTTCTTGTGCATGTAAAACTTTTTCAGCTTCTCCACTTTGATAGGCTTCTAAATAATTACTTTTAGCAAGATCATAGCGATCTTTTAATTGTCGTTCAGATGTTTCAGTAGAAGTAGTCTGAGCCTCTGTAAATTCTTTTTCCCTATCTACCAGCCTATGATTTAATTGTTCATTCTGCTGAATTAGGGTTTGTATTTGCTCATCTCTTTCCTTTCGTTGCTTTACAAGTTGTCTAATTCTTTTCTGAGCGCCCTTGGTTTCTACACCATCAAGTTCTTTTGGCTCTTCTTTTTGTTCAGTTTCTTCAGGAGCTTCAACCCAAGAAGAATCCTCACTTGCTGTTTCGACTACCTCTTCTTTTTTAGTTTCTTCTTGTCCTTCAATCTCGTATTCTACTTTTTCCTGATCATCTGTTTGTTTTACAGTAATGTCAGACCATGCTGTATCACTCATATGTTATATCCTTTCTTACACGTTGCTACGAAATCAACGATTACGTTTATATAAACTATATCACAAGTTATTTAGTTATCCAAATTAAGCTGATAAATTAAATGTAGGATCTAAATCTCTTGGATTTTCCACCCTCATCATAATTTGATCGTCAAATAAAACTAAAAGCTTAATACCTTTATAAAACAATTTCGTTCCTGTATGCTTACCATAACACACATAATCTCCTACATCACACCACTTACCATTGGGAAACTTTTCTTTATCCATATATGCAACTTCCCCTATAGCCACTACTCTCCCAACTGTTGTTAAATAAGCCATATCTGACGCAGTTGAGTCTGGTATAAAGATACCACCCTTAGTAACTGATTTTACAGATACAGGTCTAATAAGAACATTATATCCAGGTAGATGGGGGTACACACTAGGATCAGGAACTTCTTCTTCATTAGAAATCCACTGATCATTTTTTACTGCTTTATTCATTGCAACTGTTTGCACTATTAATCCTCCTCATTGTCTGAACCATGATTACGTCTTGTGATCATGGCAGTAAAGGTTGACCTCGAAAACATAAGCCCCTTACAATACCCAACGAGGTTTTGATATTCGCCAAAATTAGATGCACCCCCTTCTGCAACTACTTCCTTGACTTGATCTAATTCTTTGTTTAGCTCCAGAACAAATTCGTCCCAGACTTCCATTCTATTGACCAGCCCCTGTAGTAATGTCTCCAGAACCTCCAAGACACCAATATCCTATTGCTATTCCTATAACAACCCAGATTGGCGCTGCTGTCCAAAACCATCGACTACAGCCACAACCAACACAGTTGCAACCAGCCTTTAGTATCTTTTTAATCATTGTCATGCTTGTATGTATAGGTCCACAACTCATTCGTTAATCTCCTTTGTGTTAATGATTTCATCTATTTTAGCAGGAAGCTCAGTACTTACCTCAGAAGATTGAGCAGACTTAGCTAACTCCATAAGCATTTCCATACCTTTAAGTTCTTTATCCCTGTTATCAGAGTTTACCATACTTGCTAGTTTAGTTACAACCTCTAACACTTTAAGTTTTTCATTAGATTTTAATTTAGCTTGTTCTGTTGCAACCTTAGTTAGGATATCAATTGCTTTCATAGATTGTTTAGCAACTCTATCTTTTTCGTCTTTCTCCATTTTTACTTGATCTCTCATGCCACTTTGCATAATCTTAGCTTTAAGTTCAGCTTCTTCAAGAGCAAGCTTTCTGTTTTCTAATGCTGCATCTGCATTATCTGTAGCAGCCTTTAGTTGCAGCTTCTGTTGTTCTAATGCAACCCTAGCTTGTTCTAGCTGAACCATCTGTTGTTCAGGTGACATCTGTTTACCACCCATAGCTTTGTTAGCTTGAAGAACTTGTTGTGCAGCTTTAGCCTGTGCCATTTCAACAATGTTATCAGAAGATGCTGTTTCAGGTGGAAGGCGTTTCATAATTTCATTTGTCATTCCACCAACCTGTTCTTGATATTTAAGAACAGAGTGTTCCTGCACATTAGCCTGTAGAATAGGAATAATCCTTTTCATAACTGGATTAGCACCATTCATAGGGTCTTGTATATAAGCCATCTTAACTTGCATATGAGCATCATGGTCCTGACCAGGAAATGCCTGAATAGGGATACCCTTAGTAGCTGCTAATATATCTGATACAGGATCTAAAGGTTTAGCTATTTTCTTAGGTGGTAAAATTTGATTAAGATTAGGCATATTAGCACTCTCTAGAATAGTTCTATTGAGAGCTTCTAGATTAAACATACCAGGAGGAGACTGCTGTGCTAGTTGAAGTGTCATCTGAGCAAGCATCATCCTGTGTGCATTAGATGGAATATTAGGATCACTAACAGGAATAATATCAATTTTCCCATCAAAGTCACCCTTGAAAATAGTCTTGCTAATTCCTGGCACATCATAAGGATATTCCTGTGGCATAAAGTCTGCATCTATTCTCGCTAATATTTTAAATTCATCTCGTTGAGCTTTATGTAGACGTTTATGAATAGCTGTAAAGAACTTACTTGAAGCCTCTAACAAAGCCATTGTTGTACCCACAGGTCCATATGAAGATGCATCAGATACAATCTTCTCTGTATTATCAGCAAACTTCTGTCCTGTTGCAGCTACAAATTGTAACATATTATATAGAGTTTGAGAAGGTTCTTTATAAGGTAAATTAACAATAGCCTTATTTAAATCCATCCCTGTAGCTTCTACTTCTTTAAATTCTCCTGGTGATATAGGATCATTATCTCCAACAATCCTTACGCCCTTAGCTTTAAATCCACCAGGAAGATTAGCGAACTGCCCTGCATCTACTAAGGCTCTCAGGGCTGCTGTAGCAGTCATAGTAAGATTACCCAAGAAATGAATAAGTCCTAAGCCATAGAAACCAAACCCAGGTACGAATCTATAATGTACAAAGTGTAATGTTTTTGATTTAGTAGGATCGTCTGGTTTATAGTTTCTACGTATACTTAGAACCTGTTGAGAAGTTTGCTCAACAGTTACAATATAGGGAAGAGCAATACCTTCCTCATCCCCATAGGGTTTAGGCAGTTCTAAATAACAATGTTGTTCTAGTATAGTATACTGTGGATCATTATCTCCAGAAGGGTTTAGTCCTAGAATCTGATCCATCTTAGATGTAATACCTGATAGAGTAGGTATAGAAGGTTCAGGTAAGTCTACATCTCTATACATATTAGATGCAATTTCTTTTGACATATCTACAGGATTTCTATAGATTACGTGTGTATACCTATCTGCCCTACGAAGATCACTGGCATAATAGGATACATAAAACTGATCAATAGGAACAAATTCA